CGCGCCAAACTTTAGGGGCAGAGACCACCGTTGCCAGCTATAACGCCGAATGGACGCTAACCCTTGAACAATTGCGGACGTTTCAGGATTTTTTCTACACGACTTTGAAGGAAGGTTCTCTTCCTTTTTGGCTAGCCCTTCCCGTTGATGGTTTATTTGATCCTGTTCGAGTTCGATTTGTGGGCGGTAAATATGATGAGGAATATACATTTCACGACACGTTCAAAGTTTCCGCACAACTTGACAGAATTGTTGACCAGACCGTAACGCCTTCGGAAGATCGGCCATTTCCGATATATTACAGCCCCACGGTTTTGGTAAACGAAAACACAAACATATTTGACGGAGCCGGAAAGTTTTTCGTTTGCAATCCGGCAGAAGGTAAAACCGTCGGCCTCTATATTTGCGGGCTTAAAATCGAGTTCGGGTTGTTGAATATTGGAATGGGTAATGTCAGGATTGCCCGCGCTGCTTTCGGAAAGGACTCGGGGCAATCCCTATTCGCCAAACCCGGCATGCAACTCATTGACGTTACTGTTGACGTTCCTACAACGGATGCCACAGGTTCGGCATTTGGAAAACCTGTTTTTGAAATGCGGGACACGCTGATTGACACGGGTCCAGTTGCGGATAACGCAGGAGCCGCATTCAACAAACCAAATTTGGAAATGCTGGATGTTTTGGAAGATGTCGGCAGCATACCAGAACAAGGCGCGTCTGCATTTAGCAAGCCGGAAATGCAAATGCTTGAAGTCTTGAAAGATGTTGGTAATATCTCGGAAAACGGAACGTCCCTTTTCAACAAACCCTCGTTTGAACTTATCGTGCCATGAACATAAATATTAATTGCGCAGTCTCTGGAAAAATCACTTCCCTGTTAGTTCGTGATAAAAACGGAAATCTCAAAACCTCGTTTGAAAACATTCCAAACTTAATCACACAGGGTATGACTGCATACGCGGCCCTTGGGACCGGTTTGGGCACCGTCTATGCAATGCCGTCAAACTCCGAATCGTTCGAAGACCTGAATGGGACTTGGAATCAATCGGCAAACGTGATTACGCGGGCAACCGGAACCGGGACGTTTCCAAGCTCCCCCGATCAAATCGGAAACGAACTTTATTGGTATAACGCCGGATCGAATACGGGGCATCGCTGCCACGTAGTTTCTAGGGCTTCTGACACGTCCATAGTGGTCTCTGGTTCGGCGTTAACAATCACGGGCGGGAGCCTGCGCCGTTATTTGGTCAATTCAACGGCAATGTCCACAAACGGTTTTAAACAAGGTTCCTCAACGATTACGTCAATTTCGGATGTATTCAACGACATAGCGGGAACGTGGGTCCGCAACTGGCGCGTCAACTTCGTTTCTCCGGGAACTGCATACACGCTCGGTTCGATCATTTTCGGCAATACTTCCCGCGTAAAGCTTCCGACTACGGTTGACATCGGCGCAGACGATCAATTGCAGATTGAATACGCAATTACCGAAACTTGCACGGGACGTTCTCAGGTTTATGATTTGGGGGCGGAATCAGTCGGCATTCCTCAAAAATACACACTCGCCTCAATTGTGGGAAACGGCACGTATGTTGATGTCACTTTTTCCGCCAGCACGCATTTCTTAGCAGGTGACAAACTAGATTTGCGTGGAGTGGCAACGAAGCGTGCGGCCATTTCTTCGGCGTCTTCAACGTCAACAACCTTCACCGTCAACACGACGCCGACGCACGGCCTATCAGTTGGAAATTCCGTCACAATTGAAAACGCCAGCCTTGCCGGATATAACGGGGTTTTTACGGTCGCCACCGTTCCCAATGCGAACACGTTCACGATTACCAATTCGGCAAATCCCGGAGCCATGGGAACCGTAGGAACCGCAAGACTAACCACGCCGGGTAGCTATTACGATTCATTGGGGCTTGCCACAATCGCGAGCATGCAATCGGCGTCTGTGGCGCGTGTTACGTCCGCCGTAACTGGCCCCGCCGTTGATTCGGTTCAGATCGGCGGTGATCCCGGTGTCACCGTAAAAGCCGTGCGCCAAACCACGGGTGGGACTTGGATTTTGCCACGGGATAGCACGTTAGTTTACGCGATTGGGGAAGCCAATGTAATGGCGATTCTGGACGAAACGACACCTGTCGTATATCCGGGGCCGTCCGTAACCCAACTGTTCGCTTTTGATTCGGTAGTTTCTACCGACGCCAGCCCCGCAACCGATTGGACAAACACGGTGCAATTTACGAAAAATGCAGGAACCGGAACGAGTGCAACTCGTATCAAACAAATTTATTTCAAAAATGTAAACGGCTATACTTGGTATCAGGTAACATTTAACACCCCTTTTAACAAAACTATCACGCAACGCCTTCGCGTAACATTGGCGAAGCAAATCAAGCGCGATATTCAAATCCCCGCATAAACAACCAAGAAACCAACAAACAACAACCATTATGAAAAATTGGAAAACTACGCTATTGGGAATCCTCACGATTCTTGCAACTCTCGCAACGGCGGGAATTAACTACCTCAAAACCGGAACGCTGCCGGACATCCCCGCAACGGTCGCGGCACTAGGCGCGGGCGTTTCGCTCATTTGGGCGCATGACCCGAAACCCACCACCGAAACCGGGACGGCAAATAACATCTTGTCCGTGCTGGCACTTTGCGCCGTGTTCAGTCTTTCCGGGTGCGCGTGGATTCAAACGCATCAAACGCAAATCGGCGAAACCGTTGCCGTAATTGTGGAAAGGGCCGCAACGTCGCTTGGTTCCGCGCTACTGTCTGCCGCCGTTAGCCCCAACGACAAAGATGGAAAGGCGAACTATCTTGACGGCGTTGCGGGTGCTTTTTGGGAGCAACCAATTGTTACAAGCGATGATGTTTCAAAGATTGTTAATATATGGTCGCCGAATGACGGTGAACAATGGAAAAATCTTGCGTCCGGGCTTGCAAGCATGACTAGCAATGTTTTGACAACCTACGGGAAAACCTACGCGGCCACCATTGGTCAAAATATCGCAACCGGCCTAAATACAGCCGCCGCGCAAGGAAGGCAGGACGCCGCCACGGCTCGCGCGAAAATGCAAGAACAAAGCATTGCCTTTGCTGGTTAAATGTTGCACTCTGGCCCCACCGGACCACAACCGGCTAGGCTATGAGCTACGATACTAAAACTTACCTTATGCAAGTGGGGCTTTCAACTCTCGGTTGTGAGTTCGGCCCCGGAACTAAATACGGCGCTTTAGATGGCGACTTCGGGCCAAAAACCCAAGCCGCCATTGCCGATTTTGAAGCCCGCCAAAAGACCGCTCCCCCGGCCTATGGCGGGCGTTCTGTTAATCAGGCGGGCGTTGCGCTTGTCAAAGCGTTCGAAGGGCTACGTTTGGACGCCTACGAAGACGAAGTTGGTATTTGGACGATTGGTTACGGGCACACCGGACTTGTCCACAATGACGGCACGGTTTTCGAAGGCCGAACGATTACCGTCGCTGAAGCCGAAAATCTTCTTCAGTATGATTTGCAAAACTTTGCAAAGCGCGTCGAAGCTGGCGCTACCGTCCTGCTTTCAGATAACCAATTTGCGGCGCTCGTGTCTTTCGATTTCAACACGGGCGGGTTTCTCGGTTCCACGCTCCAAAAGAAACTGAATGACAAGGACTATGCCGGAGCGGCGGACGAATTTCTCAGATGGAACAAGGCGAAAGGAAAAGAGCTTGCGGGACTCACGCGCCGCCGAAAATCGGAACGTAACCTATTCCTAGGCATCAACCCTTTCATCGTGGAACAATAATCATGAAAGATTTAGGATTATTCATGGTTCCGTTTTCTGGCTTCTTGGCGGTTAGCACACAAGATGCATCGTTTTGGGAAAAGCTCGTTGAAAAGTGGGGAATTGGTTTAATCGGGATGGCCCTTTTTATATTACTTGCCCGATGGACGGCCCACCGCGAGGAAACCGCCCAACTTGCCAGAGACGCTCGCGAAGCTGCCGACCATGCCGAACGAATCGCCCTGGCAACGCGCAATAATGATTTGATGGAGCAGGTAATAAAGGAATCAAAAGACCACTCCTTGCGCCTTGAAAAGATCATCGAATCGGGCAATAGTTCGAACGCGCAAATTGCGCGTGAAATGAGTCATATTTCCCAACTCGTTTCTTCACGCTGCCCTAAATCATAATGAACGAAACCCTTCACCCAGCCCTTGTGGAAGCCTACGCAATCGCCCCCGCGTCGGTGGTTCAAATTTACACGCTCGAACTACGGCACGAGAGCATGAGCGAACCGCTTTATCTCGTGCAAGGGTTTTTCCACAAAGAGCTTAGGCTTGATCCTGCCGGGCCGCTCATTAAATTCAGAGCATGCGCGTTCAACTTCACGCTTCCGGCCACGGATGACGGAGGTTTGCAAGAACTAACATTAACAATGGACAACGCCAACAACCGCGTTTCCGATTTTTGCGAAAGCGCCAGCGTGTTCCCGGCCCCCGTTGAAATATATTTTCGCCCCTACCTATCAACGGACCCGAACACGCCTTTGATGGACCCGCCGTTACGGCTATTTTTGCAAGAGATTCAGATTTCAGAAGCACAGGTTACGGGCCGCGCAACCCCCGCCGATTTTCTAAACTACAAATTCCCGACAGAGCTTTACACAACTCCCCGCTTCCCTTCCGTATAATATATGAAAGCGGAAGATGTTGAATTTTGTTTGGGGCTGATTGGAAAGCCTTGGGTTTCGGGAGCGGCTGGCCCGGACACCTTCGATTGTTGGGGTCTGCTTCGCTACGTTCTACGGGAGCGGCGCGGGATTGCTATTGCGTCATACTCAGGAGTAAGCGAAACAGGTATTGCCGCAATGGTTCGAACGGCAGCAATTGAATGCTCGAACAAATGGGAACCCATTGCAACGCCTGTTCATCTTTGCGGGGTCGCGATGTCGCGGGGCCGGGCAATTGAGCACGTCGGGCTTTGGTTGGACGAAGCGGGCGGGGGTGTCCTGCATTGTTTCGAATCGTTTGGAGTGGTGTTTCAAACAACAAACACAATACGAAATACAGGTTTTCAAAATTTCAATTTTTACAAATTAAAGCCATGAATCAAGTAATGCTTATTACAAATCCATTCGAGCCTCTCAAAAATATTGAGCGGTTCGAAGTCAAAGATGGTATTACCCCGCGCGAATGGTTGGCCGAGCATTTCGGGGCTGAATTTGTGGAATTTTCACGGCCTACCGCGTTGCAACTAAACGGCGAATTTTTGTTGCGGGCCGAATGGGAAACGCGCCAACTAAAAGATGGCGATGTTTCCTCTTTCGTTGCTTTGCCCCAAGGGATCGAACTTGGAATCGCGGCTATTATTGTCGGAATTGTAGCAATTTCGGTTAGCATAATTGCGATGAATGGAAATCGGTTAACGCCCGATCCTAAAATTCCAAACGATACAACACAAACATCGGATTCAGTTTACACGCTTCGCGGGCAAACAAACCAGTTTCGCCCTAGCGAACCCATTGAGGTTTCTTACGGAAAGGTTCGGCACTGGCCTACCTACGCTTGCCGCCCATATTCAGAGTATGAAGGCAACCGCCAGTTTCAGTATTCGCTCTTTTGTTTGGGGCAAGGCTCGTTCGATATTCAGGCGATTCAACTAGACGATACGCCCACCTACGCGTTCCCGGAAATGCAAATTGAAATCGTGCCTCCCGGAAGCAGCGTCAATCTAGTCGCTAGTGCCGTTTATACATCTTTGGAGGTTTCCAATATTGAACTACTTGCCCCGAACGAAGTAGGATTTCCTGGAATGTCTGGTCCATTTATTCTCAACGATTGGGACACGCCGATTCATCGAATTTCTGTTGACATTTCTTTGCCGCAAGGGCTTTACAAACTTGACGATGGTGGGCACCTTGACCCTGAAAGCGTTGTTGTTATTTTTCAGCGTGCGCGAGTTGACGAAAACGGGAACATGCTTGAAGACTGGCAACCATTGTTTGAAGAATTCATCATACGACGCGATAACACTCCGCAACGTATTACGCTTTCGGCGCAGGTAGCCGAAGGGCGTTATATGATTCGCGGAATGCGAAACACCATCAAACCGGGCCTTACGTGGGGTTCAACGGCGACTCTTGCCGATGTCTCCAAAGTCGTGTGGGAGGCAGCAAAAGGCTACGCGCAAAGCGTTGGGAGTTTCGGCAACGTGACGATGATTGCAATGCGGGCGCTTGCCACCAACTCGCTAAACGATGAGAGCGCAAAAAGCTTCAACGTCATTATGACGCGGAAACTTCCAACGTGGACGCCTGACAATGGGTGGGCCGCTTTGACGGCAACGCGCAACCCGGTTTGGGCGTTCTGCGACATTTTTAGGTCTGCCTATGGCGCGAAGCTTTCAGATGAATTTTTGGACATGCCGACGCTTTACGCTTTGTTCCAAACATTCGAAATCCGCCAAGATTGTTTTGACTGGATTTTTGACAGTTCCGTTTCAGTTTGGGAGGCTGCAAAAATGCCAATGGCGGTCAGTCACACGATGCCCATCCCGCAAGGGTCGTTGATTACCGCCGTGCGCGATGAGCCGCAAACCCTGCCATCTGGCGTATTCAATCAGCACAATATTGTCAAAGGGTCTCTGAAAAAAACTATTCAGATGTTTGATTTTCAGCCGTTCGACGGGCTGACCGTGGAATATACCGACCCCGGCACTTGGAAGACGAAGGAAGTGAATTGCGTTCTTCCTGGCCGCGCTGGTTTGAATCTTGACCGCGTGAAGCTTCCCGGATGCACGGATAGAGACCGGGCCTATCGCGAGGGAATGTATTTGCAGGCGCGTCGGGAATTGCAAAGAAAAACAGTCGTTTTTCAAACGGGATTGGAGGGACACGTCCCATCTTACATGGATT